ATGGTTCAACCTCTCCTCCAGTGCGGCGATGCGTGCGTTGCTCTCTTGCAGTGCCTTGACCAACAGCGGAATCAGCGACTGATACGCTACCGACAGACACTCGGTGCCTTGTTGCACAACTCCGTCTAGGTACGGCGTGCCCGCGAGCGCCTCTTGCAGTTGTTGTGCGATGAAGCCCGGCTGAATGCTTCGGTCGCTGCTCCATGTCGGCTTGTATCGGAACGTCACCGGCCGCATCGCAGTGATCACGCTCGTCGCTTCGCCAAGCGGCGTGATGTCATCCTTGATGCGCTCGTCCGATCCGTTGGTATACGCGCCAGCGCCCCACACACCAGTACCGTTACACTGGAGGTTGTACGCGCCTTGATCTGTGGTGCCGCCAACAATGACCTCGCCATCGTTCTTCGCCAGCAGGAGCGTGTTGCCGCCTGCACCAGCAATCGCAGCGTCTGGAGTCGCCGAATTGCTCGTCGCGCCAAAATAGACAGGACCGCCTGTGTTGACGTACTTGACGCCGAATCCGAACTGCTCGCCGTTTCCGTTTACGAATGTGCGGCTGCTGGACCCCACAATGAGCCGCTCTGCGCCGGAGGCGACGAGGCTTAGAGTGTCAGCGCCGCTGATTTGCGCCAGCCCTGTGTTGGGATCGCCGCTGAACGCCACGCCGCACGCCGACGCGCTGCCTGCGCCTACAATCAGGGCTCCATTTGCGGAAATGCGGACCCGCTCGGCAGTTGTCCCTCCTGACATGGTGTGGAAACGCAACGAAAAATTACTGTCTGAGTCGTAGTCGCTGACGATTGCTGATGTAACTACAATCGCGCCGCCGGAAACCGCTGGATTTGCAAAGTCCAGTCCGACGCCGTAGCCCCAGTTTTGGCCGTTTGTCAGCCGCACGGCCGCTGAGTAGGCAGTACCGGAAGTAGCCTCATCTCGTCGGAAAGCCGCCGAACCAGTGAACTCCGGCGACGCCGTGGGCTGGACGGACAGCGTGGTGCGTGCCGCAGCAGCGTCAGCGTCGTCGATTAGGCTGCGACCGAAACTTGTGCAGGTGATCTCCTCCACGTCGCCCGCACCCGCTGATGAGCGGCCGAGCAGTCGGTCGGTGGCGGAGACGTTCTGAATCTTGGCGTACGTCACCGCGTCGTTGTCGATCGTCAGCACCGTGCCGGTGCTCGAGATCGTGATATCACCCTTGTCGCCGTCGGTGAAACCGACGCCGGCCGGCCCCGTGGCGCCCGTCGGGCCAGTAGCGCCAGTCACGCCTTGGCCGCCTTGGCTGCCCGTTGACCCTGTCGGCCCAGTCGGGCCTGTCGCGCCGACATCGCCCTGGCCACCGAGTGCGCCCGTGCTGCCTGTCGGTCCTGTTACGCCTTGGTCACCCTGTGCGCCGGTTGGCCCTGTCGGCCCAGTGCTGCCAACAGCGCCTTGGGTGCCAGCTGCACCCACAGCGCCGGTTGCACCGGTAGGCCCTGTCGGGCCGGTTGCCCCGACGTCGCCTTGGCTGCCCTGCGCACCGACGGCCCCGGTGCTGCCAGTTGCCCCTGTCGCGCCGGTGACTCCTGTCGGGCCTGTCGCACCGACGTCACCTTGCGCGCCTTGGCTTCCGGTGCTGCCGGTCGCACCTGTCGGGCCAGTGACACCTTGCTGGCCCTGATCACCAGCGGCGCCTGTAGCGCCCGTTGGTCCAGTGGGGCCTGTGCTGCCCACGTCACCAGTCGCGCCAACAGCTCCAGTCGGGCCGGTGCTACCCGTCGCGCCTGTGTCGCCGACGGAACCTTGTGCACCCGTGCTGCCGGTCGGGCCTGTCACACCCTGGCCACCAACGCCACCCGTCGGGCCGGTCACGCCTTCGATGCCTTGCGGCCCTGTCGCTCCTGTCGGCCCTGTCGAACCGACCGCGCCTGGTTCGCCTGTCGGTCCTGTTGCTCCAACGTCGCCTTGCGAGCCTGTCGCGCCCGTTGGCCCTGTTACGCCCTGCTGGCCTTGCTCGCCAACGGCGCCAGTCGGGCCAGTTGGCCCTGTGCTGCCAACGGCGCCAGCCGCACCGACGGACCCGGTTGGCCCTGTCGGGCCGGTGCTGCCTGTCGCCCCGACGTCACCAACGGCACCTTGCGGTCCCGTGCTACCTGTTGGCCCTGTCACGCCTTGGATGCCTTGCGATCCATCGGCGCCTGTCGGGCCGGTGCTTCCTGTGTCGCCTTGTGCACCCGTCGGCCCTGTTGCGCCGACGCCGCCTACGGCACCCGTGCTGCCGGTTGGCCCGGTAACGCCTTGATCGCCAGCGACGCCTGTCGGGCCGGTCGCACCGACACCACCCACGCTGCCTTGTGGTCCGGTGCTTCCAGTCGGCCCAGTGCTGCCAACGTCGCCTTGTACTCCGGCGGCACCTGTCGGTCCGGTCGCGCCTTGGCTGCCCTGCACGCCTTGGGCACCGGTTGGCCCGGTGCTGCCTGTGTCGCCCTGCGAACCGGTCGGCCCTGTCGCACCTGTTGCTCCGATCCCGCCTTGGCTGCCGGTCGGCCCTGTCGCACCAACGTCGCCTACGGCGCCTGCCGATCCCGTCGGGCCGGTAACACCTTGGCTGCCTTGCACGCCTTGGGCGCCTGTTGGACCCGTTGATCCGACGCTGCCAACGGCACCTTGGCCGCCGGTCGGTCCCGTCGCTCCCGTGGCGCCGACCGCACCCTGTGACCCGGACGCGCCCGTTGGCCCTGTCGCACCTGTGACTCCTTGCGGCCCAGCCTCGCCGGCGACGCCGGCAGGTCCGGTCGGCCCTGCTGACCCGGTGATGCCCTGGCTGCCGGTTGGCCCGGTCGCACCTGCACTGCCAACGGCACCCGCGGGTCCGGTGATCGACTCGCCGGCCGCACCAGTCGGACCAGTGCTGCCAGTGCTGCCTGTGGCGCCGACGTTGCCCGTGGACCCTTGTGGCCCGGTTGGCCCTGTCGCGCCGCTCGTCGAGAACGCCGACCAGGTCGTGAGGTCGGCACCGAGCTGCCACAGCAGGCCCGTGGCTGTCACGTGCACGAGCATCCCGGCTTCGCGGCGTGCTGACGAGATCGCGTCGCGTGCCGCGTTGTCCGCGACCGTGCGGTAGCCGCCCTTCCCGTAGAGCGCCTCGTGGCTCGGGTGGACGTCCGTCGTGTCGAACGGCACGACCGGTGCGGCGACGTTGGTGCCTGGTATCTGCGCCATCAGGTCACCACGAGGACGACGGTGCCGGTGATCGGGTAGGTCGAGCGGTGAATCGTGTAGCTCCGCGCGGCCTGCCCGGTGAACGTGATCGACCTGGTCGTGGTCTGCCACGCGGAGTTGACCAGGCCGCCGATCGTGAACGTCGCAGATCCGAACGAGGCCGGCATCACGACGTAGAGGTAGGCGGCCGAGGCCACGATCGACCGCGTCTGTGCCCTGGCGTCCGCCATGTCGCTCGTCAGCTGGGCGACGATCTGCTGGTCGGTGATCGCCGTGGCCGTGCTCGAGCCCCACCACCGCAACAGCAGGGCAGGGGAGGTAGCTGTGTCGTCAGCCACGGCCTTCGTGTGGATTCGCATGGTCGCGCGGAACCCGTCGCCGTATCGCCACACCGGAACGCCGCGCGGGGCGGACACTTCGTAGGTGACGTCCGCGCCGCCCTGCGTGTCGATGACGCGGTCGTGCCGCTCGGGCACGCCGAGCGGAAACGACCCCGTCTCGATCACGAAATCACGTGACTCCCACCGCTCCACGACGCCGTTCTGGTCGGCGGCCTCAAAGAGGCTTTGCCCGACCGTTGCCGTGATGTTGGCCGTCGTCTGACCGCGCACGTACCGCACCGTCCGCCCGGCGGACGCAGCCAGCCGGTCGGCAAGCCACGACGCACCGGATGCGAGCAGGTCGGCCATCGGTCACTCCTGGCCACGACGCCGCCGCGGCGCGTGACGGCACGCGCCGGCGGCGGGTTGCGTGGGTCTCGGTGCCTGTTTCAGCGATCCAGCTTGACGTTCACCGTGCTGGCGCCGGTGACCGCCTGGGCGACGGCGTAGCCCATGTTGACGCCGGTGACGGTCGTGGCGACGCCGCTGGTGGCGTACCACTTGACCTGCGCACCGGCCGAGATGGTCTCGCTGTTCGCACCCGAGCTGTGCTTGGGCACGCTGTAGACGCCCTCGACGGCCACCACGCCCGTGTCGCCGTTGGCGATGGGACGCGGCGCGACGCCGACGAGGCTGCCGATCACGACCACGTCGCCGGCGGCGATCGTGCTGCCGGCGGTGTAGTCGAGGTAGTCACCGGACTGAACGGTCGAAGCCATTGCAGAAACCTTTCGTGTGGGAGGGTTGGTCGATGCCGGCGGGCGGGTGAACTCATGCCCGCCCGCCGGAGAGTGTCACGCTGTCGATCAGACGTCCATCTTCACGCCGGCCTTGTCCTCGGCCTTGGCGACGCCAAAGTCGAAGTAGCCGCGCATCTGCACGCCCAAGACGTTGAAGTCCGCCTCGGCCGTCTCGACGATGGGCGACTGGACGCCGTTCAAGAACGCCACCTCCATCACCGGCAGGTCGGCCGGCGACGCGAGGAGGTAGTAGTCGGAGGCATTCGTCAGATAGGTCGACGACACCACCTCGTACCGCCCGGCGAACACGTTCGTGGCGGGCTGCCCGTTCGTGTTGCCCGACGAGATCTGCACGCTGTTCATCAGCTCGGCGGCCGTGATCTCGAGGTCGACCGGGACGAGCAGCACGCGCGGCTGCACCGCCATCGGATGACCGTCGGCATCGGTGAGCTTCCGGTACAGCGCGAGGGCCTCCTTGAGACCGGCCAGGCCGAGGGCCGTGGCCGAGGTCTTCTTGTTGCCCTTCGCCGTCGTGAAGAACGCAGAATCGTCGAGGAACGCCGTCCAGAACACGCTGTTGAGCTTCAGCGCGCCGCCGCGGCCGATCCGCTGCGGGACCGCGGTCAGGGCACCGAGGTCGTCGTTGATCAGGTCGGTACGGGTGACCGAGGTCATGATCCCGTAGGTGTCCGCACTGATCGTCCGCTTCTCGTCGCCGGCCGCGGCGTGCTTCAGCTCGCCGCCGTTCTGCACCTCCTGGAAGACGAAGCCACCGTTGAGGCGGTACTGCGTCACGGTCTTGAAGTCGTTGACGCTGCGAACCGCCGAGATGTTCCGCCAGGCGTTCTCGACGCTGTCGAAGCCGGCGAGGAGGAACTTGTTGACCGTGCTCGACAGGATGTCGGCGATCGCGTGCGTCGACCACGCGGCGGCCAGCACGGGCCGCAGCGTCGCCGCCGTGATCCGTCGCGGACCGTCGTAGCCGCCGGCCACGGCGGCCTGCAGCAGCACCTCGCCCAGCGACAGGTCGCGGCGGGCCTTGTCGGCCGCCTCGAGCACCTGCGCCGAGTACTTCTTCTCGACGTGCGGCAGGCTGCCCTGCAGCGCGAACGAGGCCTCGATCACTTCCGCCGACGGCGGCGTGGGGGTGACGACGTGCACGGCGGGAGCCGCCGGCCGCTCGTCGCGGGTCGCTGCGAGCTTCTCCATCTTGTCGAACCTTTCGGTAAGGGTCTGGAACTTGGCCAGCAGCTCGTCGCTGCGATCGGCCGCGGGCGCGGGCACGGTCTCGGACACCACGGCGGTCTCCGCCGGGGCTGCCACGGCCGCGGTCTCGATGACCTCGTCCGTGGGCTTGGTGGCGTCGGCCGCCATAGCGATCTCCTCCGCCGCGTCTGCGGCGATGCTGATGGCGGTGCTGCGATCCGCCCCAAGGGTGACGAAACTGGTCTCCCGCAGCGTGGAGGCCCGGACGACGCGGACAGGACCGGTGACGGTCTGCCCGTTGACGGTGGTTGCCTGGTCTTCGCCAAACTTCAGATGGCGGCCGACATCGGCGCCGACGCTCGCCTGCCACTGGTAGCCGCGCTCGGCCAGTGCCAGCACCTGGCGGGCGGTCTCGCTGTCCGCGAGGATCTCGCCCTCGACCACGAGCTGCCCGCCCTGGACGCTCGGCACGCCCTGGCCGAGGATCGACCCCAGCGCGTAGTCGTGACCCATGACGATGGGCACGGTCGGCGGCAGCGTCATGCCGGCCAGGTCGATGATGACCGGCTCGCGGGACCAACCTTGGCGGATGGGGGCGCCGGTGTACGCAACGATGCGGAACCGCCGCGGGCCGGCGGCGGGTTCACCGTCGGCGGCCTGCAGCAGAAACTCCACATCGCTCGCGATCGAGAGTTTTGACATCACAGGAACTCCACCAGGGTTTCGTCGTAGTCGTCGTCGTCGATCACGCGTCGGCCTCCTGCTCGCGCTCGACGCGATCGAGCACCGTTTCCGCGAATCGCCGGCCGGCGTCACCGCCCCACAGCGCCCACGCGATGCGGCCGGCGGACGGGTATCCGTTTTCGCCGGGTGACCAGCCCTCGCCCTGCTTGTCGACCTCGTGCCGGGCGAAGTAGCTGTTCATCCGCTGCACCGTGTCGAGCGAAAGCGCCCGGCCGTTGGCGATGTCGCGGGCACGCGCGACGCCGATGGCCGTGCCACCGCGGCCGTACTCGCGCCGCCACGCGAGG